CTTCCATGATGCCACGAACGAATGCATCGGGGGCAGAAGGATCAGCCACGATATCGGCAGCTGTAGCTAGATGAAAGTCATCTTGTACTTCCATAAAGCCTTGCTTATTTTCTTTAATAGAACCCATACCGCGAGTAGATACGCCTAAAGAAGCTCCTTCATCCATAAGATTCTTCACAATATTACCCATAGGAGTATCCATGATCTTAGCACGACCATAGAAATTGTTTCCATCTTGACGAAGCTCTTTGATCATATGAGATACACGATCAAGATTGATTGATGGACTTTGAGGATGACCCAATTCTCCGTATGCACGATTTTCCTTAACAGTTTCTTTCATATAGCGTTCTGCTTCTTTCTGAAGGATAGATATCGGGTACATACGACCGTTACGATTCTGAATATTACCTTGCATGAAGATACCTTCGATAAAGTAATCTTTCTTGCCGGATTCTTTGGCTTCTGTAACGTAACGTACGTTTTCAACCTGTTCACAGATTAGTTTCATTTGATGAATCCTTGCTTATTGATCTATAGTTGGTGTTTTTTGAAATTCAATCATCAAATAACCAGTAGTGCTGTTAATTAAACCGATCGAGCAATTACCTGTTTTGTTTTTGATCAATGATGCACCATCACTTGCAAAATCTATATGACCAGAGTCTGGTAATACTAGTACAGTGTTGCCAGATTGAAAACTTACATTTGCAACACTATTGTTACCTGTGCCGCGATTGACGATCCAATAAGAATTGCCACTAATAGATGTTGAACCCCACCAAACTTGTGTGATTGCAGCACTAGTAATAGTTTCATATACAGAACTATTACCAAACGCAATATTACTTACAGATGAATTGCCTGCAATAACAACACAATCGTTGCCCGTTACATGAACGACCGCGGATGCACCTGATCTATTAATCATAGTAGGCATGATTAATCACCTCTCTTAGCAGACAAGTATGCTGCTAAAGCTTGTTTCATACGTTCTTTCTTAGATTTACCAGCAAACTTAGGATTTTTCGAATGAACAAAATCTGAAATATAAGCTCCTGCGCCCATTGAAGGGGTTAAAACTTCATCTACTTGAACTTCTTCTTTGCGAAGCTTCTTAAAATCTTCAGCGTCTATTTTACCATTTTTATTTGCATCAATTTTATGCTGATTGCCAACTAATGGCTTAACTGATGGTTTAATTCCATAAATCTTTAACCGCTTCTCAAATTTCCGACGATTAAAAACCTTTTTTATCTTTGCTTCATCAAGTTCTTCGCCTTCTGGTTCATCGGATTTTTTATCTTCTGATGATTTTTCAGTTTCTTCATAAAATTTTTCATCTTCGCCTACATTATATCCATGACGCGTAGCGCGTTCAATAGTCTTTACGTTTGTAGCCTTAAAGACGTCATCTTTATTGCCATTGCGATCATCTGTTTTTTGAACTACATGCTTTTTCTTGAAGCGAAGTTCATCAGTGCTCTTAGGAGCATAACCATCTTCTGTATCAGGCTTTTCTAAAGCTTTCTTTTTGGCTCTATCTAAAAGTTCAGTTAGATTAATCATCTGATTCTCCATCTTCTTCTTCTTGTTCTTCTGCCTCTTTTGTATCTAGTTCTTCGACATCGATATCCATATCATCTAATGCCTGCTGTAATTCATCTTCACTATATTCTTCGTCATCTTCAGTTTCATCAGCTGGGCCATTAAACATACGTTGAGCAACTTCTTGCTTTTTAGCAGCTAAAGCATCAATAGCACGTTGACTCAATAGCTTATCTAAAGAAGCAGCAAAATCGATAGGCTGATTTTCATTTGCATATTTAACAAGATCAAATAGTTCTATATCATCCATACTTAATTCCTTTATTTATAATCTATTTTTTTGCTGGTTTAGCACTATTTTCTATTGCTTGCTGTTGCGCTGCCGCATCTTCAGGCGATACTATAATGCCTTGTTCAGTTTCACTTTCTATTTGTATATTGATCTCTTCAATATCTTCATCTGTTTGACGAAGTACATTTTTTCGAACCCATTCAGATGAATAGTATTTACCAACATGCACATCAATTAAATTAAGCGCATTTAGACGATCATTAAGCACTTCAAGATCTTTGAGTTCAGAATAATGATTGTCTTTAGCGAAATCAAATCTAATATTATCGCTAAGCATATTCCAATCTTCTGGAGTAACAATTTTCTTTAAGATAAGTTGTTTTTCTAAAGCTTGTAGGAATAGCTGTGAAAAGCGAGTCTGCAGGCGAGTAATCATCTTAGAGAACTTAACTTCGTCTCGTGTAATCTCAGTAGCACGACCCAAATTATATGTCTGTTCTGGCTCAATACGATTGATTGGTATGTTCAACGCTTTATATAGGTTACGCTGGAAATACTTAACGTCTTCTAATTGACCTAGATTTTGACCAGGCGGTAGAGTTTGGATTTCTGTACCTTTACCGCCTTCACGACGTGGTAGCCAGAAATCCTCTAACATGGTCATGAACTTCCGATCATCGCGTACTTCACCTGTCGCAGAGTCATAAACTACTCTGTTCTTGAATCGAGCCATAATATCACGAAGATATTGTTCAGCCTTCATCTTAGGTAAGTTACCTACATCGATATAGAATATACGACGTTCAGGTGCACGAGATATACGATAGATCAACGTAGCATCTTCAAGAGTTCTCAATTGATTTAGAGGCTTAATCGCTTTATGCAATGCACCTAAAACCAACTGATTGTTCTTATCAGTTATACCTGATGTTACATGAAGGATAGCATCTGCTGAGATCTTTACACCAGATGTACCAGTAGAAGTAGTTGCTTGAGCAATATTCTGAGCAAATCCTTTTTCATTATACATGAAGTATTCAGATTGCTTTTGCGTAACGACTATATTAGAATTCGGTATTGGCTTCTTTTTGACTTCACGCACTTTTCGAATCTTACGTGGATCCACATATCTGAATTCTTTGATACCATTTTCTGGTTTGGCATCGTCAATAATTGCATGATAGTATAATCTACCATCTACATACCAACGTCTAAACATGTCATAGCTATGTGTATGCATCTCAAATAGTTGAAGGATAAATTTAAACTCTTGAATGATAATATTCTTAATATTATCAGAAAGATCTGTTTTATCAAGATTTAGTCCTATGACGTCAACGTCAGTATCAATGATAATAGCTTCATTGACAATATCATCGATAGCTGAGTCAAGTTCTGCATGTAGAGACATCTCACGATACTTTGTAACGAGTTCAGCTTCTGTACGAGCAGATCCTTCAAGATCTACATAGGTACCATAAGCACCTCCCGCTGCCACGACCATCGCGCCATCGTCTTGAACAAGAGGAGTAAAAGACTCGTTGTTACTCTTGTCTTCGTCCTTCTTGCGTTTAAATTCGAATCCGAAAAGACTTGCCATATTAAACTATCTCACTTAAAAATGAGGGAGCGGAATCCGCTCCCCCTGATATTATTAAAGTCCGCCTGCGTTGCCAGTGATTCCACCGGAAACTTCCCAATAGTCCACTGCAAAGGTAACTTGGAATCTTTCGATTTCATTTTGTGATGCCCATGAAAGTGGAATATCACTTATAAGTGTTGGATAAATTCCGTTATACTGATATGTGCGAATAGGCACACCTGTTTTTGAATACTGAACGACCTGAGCTTGTGACTTATAAAGCAAAGGAGAAGCAGAACCAAAAGATCTGATGTTTCCTTGGAAAGTATTGATCTTATTTGACCATTCTTCCATTGCGTTACGAATCAAAAAGTCTTCATCGTTGATGATGGTTACATTCCAATCAGCATATGTACGGTCACCCGCAAGCTTGATCATTCTTCCAAAATATGGAATTTGTACCATACCAAGTTCTGCTTGTGGAATACCTGTGGCTTCACACATGAAAGGAACTTTGATATCGGCTACAGAATTTGCTGGGTTCTGTATCGTTACTTGAAAGAGCGCTGGGCGCGCTCCATCAAATAACATTTGACTTTTAATTTCATTAATATTAAAGGCCATGTAAATTCTCCTCGTTAGTTAAACCTATTTATTAGAAATTTCCAACAACTTCAGCAAATTCAACACCAGTTCTAACTGCTACGAAGTTCAACTGGATGAAGTTAATGCTGCGCGCGGGTTTAACGTAGATGTCTCCTATAAATTCGTTGCGATCAATAACATCACCTGTATTGTTTGTTTCATCACAAACAACCTTGAAGTCATAGATGCCGCGACGACCTTGAACGTCTCTTAGGAAAGGTTCAACTAAGTTTCTAAACTGAGCTCTTGTAAAGTCATCATTGAACTCGAATAGCGTAAACTTTGCAGCTGTTGCAATTGCCTTTTCAAGAACGATGAATAGACGACGAACGTTAATACGATCGAATGCGCTTGGTTTACCAAGAACCGTCTTATCGCCAAATAGTACTGTGCCTTGACCCGGGAAAATACAGACTGGATTGACATCGCTCTTATAGAGGATATCACGATCTGCTTTAGCAGGATTATAAGCAAGCTTGATGATGTTCTTGATCTGACCACGATTGAAGCCAGCTGGCGAGTACCAAGGATCTCGTACGTTATCTGTACGAACAGCAAGACCAGCGATATCGCCATTTAATGGAATATAACGATATACGTCATTATATTTGTCATATTGATACTTATAACCAGAATCCATGACAGCATAAGAAGTAGATGTTAGAGCATTACGGAAACCTACGACGTCTGTGACTTCTGTCTTACCAACGTTATTTACGACGTCATCTTTGTCTGGCGAAATAAAGACTACGCAATCTTTACGCGATTCTGCAATATTGTCAATTAGATAATTTGCTAATTGTGCAGTATTTGAACCTCCACGTGATTTACCTTGAAGAATCAATGATACATCAATATCTTCGGCTGATTTGAATAAATCATATCCGCGGGTAAGATCACCGATTGTAACAGTACTTTCAGTGGCGCCATCTGAACCAGTACCGATTGTAACAGTACTTTCAGTGGCGCCATCAGAACCAGTTACAAATGATAGAGTTACCGGTTTTGAGTTTGTTGAAGATGCAATATTTACAGCAGTATTACCAATAGCACCAGAACGATGATTAATCCACCAGATCCAATTTGAATTCTGATTGAGTACTTCTTTATAATATAGTGTGGCACCATCTTCTGTCTTAGCATCTGTAGCTCTTGAAAGACCTCTAAAAGTTTCAAGAATTGTTCCAGGAACACCGGTAACCTTACCGTCTTCATCAGCAACTACTACATGAACTTCGTCGACAGCTGAGCTATTGCCGAATTTCTTGGTATATACAGATGTACCAGGAGCTCTATCTACTGCGTTATAATATTCCCAATTTGTTACAACTGTATTTGCATAATAATTACTTGAAAGGGTATAGTTAGAATCTAGATTGATAAGGAACGTTGTATTACCAGCATTATGTACTGCGTTTGCAGCAAGAGCAGTAATACGTAGATCTTGTGTGCCAAGCGTAGCATTACCGGCTTTTAGAATGCTTCCTACAATAAATGTATTTGCTATAATCTGTTCTAGACCATATTGAGCAGAACCAGTTGCCGCGCCTGTATCCCAACTTCCGGCTGTGTTACCAATAAAGATTGTAGCTTGATTGGATCCAACAGCGAATACGATACCAGCATTTGCAATTTTAGCACTATCATTAACATTATAAGATGCGTTATTGGAAACAAACATATTTAAATTAGAACCGTATGCATTTACAGAATCGCATACAGAAACTTTAAGCGAATTACCAAGGGCTCCAGGATATTTTGCAGCGTATAGTACATCTGTATCTGGGTTAGATAACAGATCGTAATCGTCATCATTCTTGATAAGAATTGTATTTGCATAAGCACCAGTATTTGCTACAGCAGTAAGGACACCTGTAACGCCAGTAGTGTCAGTAGTGTTAGCAGCACGACTTACATAAAGCTTATTGCCATATGCAAGGAAGTTTGCAGCTGTAAAAAATGTTTCTGGATTAGTGCTGTCTGGCTTGCCGAAGCGAGCAGCAAGCTTGTCTTCTGAATCTACAAGGATGGCTTTACCGATTGGACCCCAACGGAAAACGCCGGCAATCGCACCTTCTGTGGTGGATAC